CAACTTATAATGATCGCCTGTATGATCCACAATAATATAATATTTTGGATTAAAATATCCTTTATCCTCTATTTCTTTTAGTGTAAAATCACCACATTTTACTACCCTTTCTTTTAAACCCATTTTATAAAATTCACTACTTAATATTATAATTTTTATGTTCATGATATATTCTATTTTACTTATAGATGACGCATCTGCCCAAAAATCACATGTATTTATCATATTTTTTAAATCTTCCAATGATTCTATATTTTCCATAAATTGAAATTCTACCAAATTTTCTTGTGCTACTTTTTTCTCTTCCTTAAATTTTGTAAACGTTGGTTTAATAGCATCGAAATCTGCTTTAATTTTTAAGGCTTTATCACGAAGAACAATTTTATTGTCTCTATCCTTTTCTTTTTTTGCCTCTGCTGTTACCTTTTTATAGTCTGCTGCTAATTCTTTATGTCTTTTTTTTGCCTTACTCATTTTATCTTGTAAATCATCTATTTCATTTTTAAATAAATCATAATTTTCCTTGTAAGTATCAAATTGTTCTTTTGTTGTATTTTCACTTAACATTTTTCTTATTTCAGGAACAGTAATAGATATATTACGATGTTTTAAACCATCTCGTACCGAAGCAAATAAACAATCCCCCTTTCCTTCATTATCTAAAATACTATAATTGTTATTTTTATAAAAGTCTTCTATCCAATGGTTAGAATCATTATTTTTATACTCACCTACAATAGCATCATTATCTTGTTTTGATTCTAACAAATCTAAATATTCTTCATCATCTTCCTCATACATAAATGGTTTCATTACATTGTCTTCTTCCTCTTCCTCCTCCTCATCTTCTTCTGAATCAGAACTTTCAATATCTTGTAATAATTCATACTTTTCCATCATTTCTTCAATATATTCTTTTGTTACAAATTTAAACAATAAAGGACCATCTAAATAAGCAATATCTAAATCATTATCTTTATCTAATAAAGTGGTGTAATCTTCTGCTAAAAATTCATATATTCCTATTTTTATTTGAACATTTTCATTTAGTATTAAATAAACCGGAGCAAAGTAAATATCATCATACATGCTTGTATTTACCTTACCAAGACTAACATTGATATCCGTCTCAAATAAATTTATTCTATAGACAGAAACCTTTGTTTGTTTATCATGTGTTTCTACTTCCTTTTCTTCTTTAAATTTAATATTTTGTATGATATTGGATACTACCATTATAATTTAAATTAATATTTTATTTAAATATTAATTTAATGTATCAATTTATTTTTTAATAATAAATTTTGAAAGGTAATGATCATTTTCTAACTCTTCCAAATAATACCATAGTGTTTTTCTATGCTCCACTACAAAATAATTCTCTGGTTGAGATTCAAATTCAATGATATCATCAATAATTTCGGACTTTTTCTTTTTTCTCGTAGATAATTCATAATAATTCATAATATGAATTAAATCTTTTTTTAGATAATTTTCATCGTAGTCAATCTTACTACACAACATTTCTGTTTCTTTTTCATAAGATTCGCCTTGATTTTCATCTTCTATTTTATCATTGAAATTTTGCTGTACCATTTTTTCAATATCTTCAAACAAAACTGTTCTTATTTTTGTATTTTCACCATCTACAATATTACAATTCATTACATAATAATTGTAATAATGTTTAATATTTATTAATATATTGTTTGATTACAAATATTCATCTACAAAATCACAACACTTAAATACAATCTTTTGTGTTAAACCATCATATGATTTAGAATTCATATTTGAAATTTCTTCTATTTTATCATTTAATTTTAACTCACACAAACAACCATTGTCATATGTAGCAAAAATAAGTATATTAGCAACCACCTCATCTAGTTCATGAACTTTATTTTTATCATTTAAAAATGTATTAAATTTACTTAGCAAATCAACCACTATATTTTTAACTATAGATACTTCAATCAAACCTTCCATCATTATAAATGTTAAAAATTTGCTAAATGCCTTTCTATTTTCATTAATTTTATTGTTTTTACAAAAACTATTATAATCATCATCCGGGTCAACATATTCTATGTCTTTAAAAAGCTCTGTATATGTATTAATATCTACCTTGTAAATTTCATTTAAATGAAACTTGTCAGACAAATCTTTGTATAATTTAGCATATATATCTGACCAAAAAAAGTTAGTTTTACCTATATCAAAAATACATGTAACAACTTCTTTCAACATTTCTTTATTTGTGTCTACATCATTGTTAATCAAGTCTATTATTTCTGTTTTTATCAATTCATAATTGTCCTTGGTTAATTTATTTAAATTACTTCTTATTTTATCAACAATTATATCCGTATCATTTACCTTTTTCTCTAACTTTGTTATTTTAAAATTTCTTAGATCGTTCCATTCATTTAACTCGTTTTTTTTATTGTATTTAACTCTCTTTTTAAAAATAGGAGTTTTTTGATAATTTGGTGCTCCAACACGCTTTGCTAGATTGTTAATTAATGATATTGTTTTTTCATCTATTTCTTCAACATTTCCAAATTTTTCAACATCATAGTAAAATTTTAAATTGTATTTATTTGAAGTGTATTGGTTTGCTTGTAACATATTACAATAATTTTATTTTTATATTTAATATATTTTTAAAATATATTAATTAATACAGTTTAAATTTAGTTATGTCTTAGAAAACAAACTTAAAAACATAAACAAATATATTATATTATGAATATAAAAGCAGAACCTAAAAATGAAGTAAAATTAAAAAATAATAGTAAACAATATGAAATTAGTGGATGGGAAGATGAAGAATTAGATTTAAAAGCAAAACTAGTAAGAGGTATTTATTCTATGGGATTTGAAACTCCTAGTAGTATACAAAAAAAAGCATTATACCCTATGACTCGTAATATTAATAATAATCGTCATCGTGATATTATAGCTCAAGCACAATCTGGAACTGGAAAAACAGGTGCTTTTTCTGTTGGAACATTGGAATTAATAGATGAAACGAAAGATGATACTCAAGCACTTATTATTGCTCCTACTCATGAATTAGCTACACAGACGTTAAATGTAATAAAACAATTGGGACATTATTTAAAAATTAGATCATTATTGTTAGTTGGAGGAACATCAGTAGATAAAAATAAAAAAGATTTAAATGAAATGAAACCACATGTTGTTGTTGGAACTCCTGGAAGAATACATGATATGATAAGAAGAAAGTATTTACAAGTAAATAAAATGAAATTACTAGTTATTGATGAAGCAGACGAAATGTTGTCAGCAGGATTTAAAGATCAAATGTATAAAATATTTCAACATTTAGATAATAATATACAAGTGGCTTTATTTAGTGCTACATATTCAACCGAATTAGAGGAATTATCTAAGACATTTATGCAAAATCCTACTCAAATTAGAGTAAAGGCAGAAGAATTAACATTGCAAGGTATAGCTCAATATTATGTAAATTTAATGGATGATGTTCAAAAATATGAAACAGTAAAAGATATATTTGAGAGTTTAAGTATATCTCAAGCAATTATATATTGTAATAGCACTCATCGTGTGGATGATTTAAGTGAAGCAATGAAAACGGATAATTTTCCAGTGGAAAAAATACATGGTAAAATGAGTGAACAAGAAAGAAAGGATAATTATATGAAGTTTAAAAATGGTGCTTGTAGAGTATTAATTACTTCTGATTTATTTGCCAGAGGTATTGATGTTCAACAAGTAAGTATTGTTATTAATTTTGATATACCAAAAAGCGAACATACTTATTTGCATAGAATTGGAAGATCTGGTAGATGGGGAAGAAAAGGAATTGCTATTAACTTTCAAACAAAACAAGACAGTACAAAATTAAAACGTTTTTCAGATTACTATCACACTGAAATATTAGAAATGCCAAGTAATTTTACAGAACATTTAAAAAATACTTAATTTGCGTAATACAGTCATCATATTTTTAATTTATAATTATAAATATGATTGATTTTAAAGAAGAAGATGATAAAGAAGTTGTATGTGATGACTATAGATTAATGGTTAATAAAATATTTAAACAACCGATTGATTATTGTAAGCGTACACATTTAATAGATAAACATATTAAAAGTGATTTAGAATTACTGGAAAGTGAAAGTGACGAAAGTGATTCCGTTTATAATAAATTGGTTTCTTTAGATACTAAAGTTGGGAGAGAAGTTTTGGAAAACTTTTCTGGAAAGTATTCTACAAATACAAAATACTTAAAAGATACACAAAAACTTATGAAAAATTTAAAAGATATGATGGTGGATAAACATATGATTAATAATATGACTGATTTTTGGATGAATATCAAAACAAATAAAAAATTTGTAGAAACATATCAATACCTAGAATTTGAAAGGTTTAGTTATTTAAATTACTCTACCGTTTTTTTAACATGGTTAACCATATTAAACCTTTTCTCTCCCCTTTTACAGGTTATAACACCTATTTTATTGTTATTATTGCCATTTCTTTTAATGAGATCCATAAGTAGCCATTCAGGAGTTACAATATCTAATTATATTGAAGGATTAAAGTATGTTCTTAGTAATAATTCACTTGGAAAATTAATACTTAACTTTAATAGTGGAAGTATTCAACAAAAATTTCAATGTATTATGTTTGTTTCCATGTATTTTTACAATTTATATCAAAATATGATATCTTGTTACAAGTTCTACAAATCTCAATTTGAAATACAAAAAAATTTATATTTAACAAAAGAATATTTAAATTATACAATACAATCCTATCAATATTTAATAAATAAAATAAATAAATGTAAATTAAAACAATATGGATATAACAAAATATCAAATGGTAAATTTCTACAAACAATTCAACAATATAAAACAAAAACAGAAGAATTACATACAAAATTCGATTTTGTTAGTGAATATATGAATTATCACTACTGTTCTAAACCAGGAACAATAATGAAAACATATTATGAATTGTATGATTCTACGGAAATAGATGATATTATGAGTTATTCTTTAGGATTTCATGGATATTTTGATATATTAAGTTCAATTGTCAATAAAATTAAATCAAAAACAATTCATAAAATTAGATATACAAATAAAAATGAATGTAAATTTATTAATATTTACCATCCTTGCATTGATACAAATCCAGTTAAAAACAATATTGACTTTGTTAAAAATAAAATCATCACCGGCCCTAATGCTGCTGGTAAAACAACAATTTTAAAATCGGTTATAATTAATATAATTTTAAGTCAACGATTTGGATATGGATATTATACAGATGGTGTTATTAACCCATATAAATATTTTCATTGTTATATAAATATTCCTGATAATTGTAGTAGAGATAGTTTATTTCAAGCAGAAGTAAGAAGATGTAAAAATATTTTAACAACCATAAAAAATAATCCTAAGGAACGACATTTTTGTGTATTTGATGAATTATATTCAGGAACAAACCCATATGAAGCAATCTCTAGTGCTACCTCTTATTTAAAATATATAAGTCAGTATGATAATGTTTCTTTTATTTTAACAACGCATTTTATGAAAGTATGTGAATTATTGAAAAATGAAAAAAAAATAGAAAATTGTCATATGAAAACGACTCAAAAACAAGATACGTTAACTTATTTTTATAAAATGATTTTAGGAATATCTAATATTAGAGGCGGAATATCAGTATTAAAACAACTTAATTATCCAGAAACAATTATACAATCTGCTAAAACTATTTTAAATACAATATAATTATGATTCGTTAAAAATAGTGATAAAATATATGTATTGATATTAAAATATGTTTAGCAAAGGATTTATTTTATCATTAGGATTATCTTTATGCGCTGTAGTATTAGTTTATTTATATGTTAAAAATAGAATAACTAATCTTGAAAATAAAGTTGATAGTTTAATTGAAATTATTCAAACACATCAACGACTTTCGCAACAACAAATGGGAGGAATACAACAATATGAAAAAATTGTTGTATCGGATGATGAAAGCGAAGAGGAAGATGATAGTAGTGAAGAAGAAAATGACGAAGAAGAAACAGAAGAACAACAAGAAACCCTTGTTTTAGAAAATCATGTTGTAGAAAAAGAGAATGATATTAAGGAAGAAGTAGAACAACAAATGTTACAATTAAGTAATAACGAAGAAGTATTGAAAGACATGGAAGAACATGAAGTTGCACCAGAAGATGATGGTTTGGACGAAATGGATGATTTAGAGGAAACTTTAGATGATAAAGATATTGAAGAAAATGATGAAGATAGTGAAGAACAAGATTATTCTAAATTAGGCAAAGTTCAATTAAGAGAATTATGTGAAGGAAAAGGATTTGATGTAAAAGGAAAAAAGAAGCACGAGCTTTTAGAATTATTAAAATAATTATTATGATATTAGTTAATAAAAATATTATAATATATATATTAATGAGTTGGAGTACATGTTATAAAGGTTCAAATAATATTTATTCTGATTTTCCTGCTATGATGAGTGATGGTCGTGTTTACACTGAACATGATACATCTTGCGAAATCAATAATGGAATATTAAAAAACGCTGGAATCAGTAATAATTATGATTACAGACAATATTTAATTCATAATGGATTGGATATCATGTCTCAAAATACTAGTTCTTCTCAAGTCAATTCAAATGTAATGTCGTTTGCTAATAATATTACAACAAACAAATATTTGTTTAAAAGTATGTCTGATAATACACAACCATTTGGATACGAAACTTCTGATCTTAAAAATTTATATTTAACAAGAAAAGAATTGGAAGGAAAAATGTCTGCTCCATTTGTTACACAAGAAGAATTACTTAAAATGAGAGCAAAAAAATAAGTTATTTAATTATTATAATTTTAAAACAAAACTAATTATAATAATACGAATGAAAATATTAAGTATTGATGTTGGTATGAAAAATTTAGCATATTGTTTATTGAATGTAAGTGAAACAAATAACTATGATATTATAGATTGGAATGTTGTAAATTTAACGGATTCGGATAAATATGTATGTAAATGTTTAAAGAAAAATAATAAAGTATGTGGAAAAAAAGCAAAATATTTTAAAAATGCTAATTATTATTGTAAAACACATGCTAAACAAAGTAATTACAACATACCAACAAACGAATTAAATATAAATAGATTAGATAAAAAATTAGTATCTGAATTAAAAAGTTTAGTTAAAAAATACAATATAGATGTTGATAATAAAGTTAAACGAGTTACAAAATCATTATTACTTGATAGTATAAAAAAAGAATTAATAAATAATTATTTAATGCCTGTTATGGTAAAAAAAGCAACATCTGTTACTTTAGTAGAATATGGTATTGCTTTAAAAGATACATTTACCGACATATTTAATTACGATGAAATAGATATTGTTATTATAGAAAATCAAATTGGTCCATTAGCATTAAGAATGAAAACATTACAGGGAATGATAACACAACATTTCATTGAAAATAATATTAAAAATATAGAAATGATTAATTCTTCTAATAAATTAAATCAAATTTTAGGTGGAGGTAAAAAAATGTGTTATAGTGAAAGAAAAAAGGCAAGTATTAAATATACGTTGAATGATTTAAATGAAAATACAGAAATTTCACGATGGTTTGATCATTTTAATAAGCATAGTAAAAAAGATGACCTTGCTGATTGTTATTTGCAAGGTAAATGGTTTATTTCTACATTAAAACAAAATAAAACAAAATAAACAAGAAACACTAATACATACAAGAAAATTAATATATATATAGAAAATTTTAATTTAATATAAAATAATTAAATTATAATGCGGATTACTTAAAATTAAAAGTTCTATTTACAACATAAATGAGTATTCAATTAAAACTATCTGAAGAAACGATAGATGGACCATTATTAGAACCAGTAAGTATTGGAGGAGGTCAAAAATCAGTAAATTTTGGCCCTGGTGCTGAAATGTTAATGAATCCTAGTAAGCAAAATAAATCTGGAGAACCAAAATCAGATATTAAGTTGTCTGAAATAAATGATTTAGATGACATTGATATTAGTGATAAACCATCTACAAATATTAGTAAAGGTGATTTTTTGTTAAATAGTGCTTCTAATTTGTCAGATGACACTATAAAACTTGATATTGACACACCTTTAGAAGAAATAAAAACAGAAGCACCTTCATTGATTGGTAATTTAGGAAAAACACAATCAAACGACGGATTTAAAAGTTTTACAGAAATACCAGTAAATCCAGAAATTAAAGTCCCTGAAAAACCTAAACTAACGGGTAATGCTTTATTGAAAGAAAAATTCAATTATTTAAGAAAATTAGAAGCATTAGAGAAAAAAGGTATTGCACTTAGTAAAAAATATTCGATGGAAAGTAGTTTGGATGAAATGAAAGGTGAATATGAAATGTTGAAATCCGAAAGAGAAAAAGATAATAGTAAAAAGTTTCAAGGAAAAATGTTGATGGCATTTGTATCTGGTATTGAATTTTTAAATAATAAATTTGATCCTTTTGATTTAAAATTAGATGGATGGTCAGAGGCTGTAAATGAAAATATGGATGAGTATGATGATGTATTTGGAGAATTACATGAAAAATATGGTGGTAAAACAAAAGTAGCGCCAGAATTGAAATTATTGTTTATGTTGGGTGGTAGTGGATTGATGTTACATATGACAAACACCATGTTTAAATCTTCCATGCCTGGTATGGATGATATTATGAGACAAAATCCAGAACTGATGCAACAATTTACTCAAGCAGCTGTAAATACAATGGGAGAATCAAATCCAGGGTTCAGTAACTTTATGTCTGATTTTTCACGTGGAGGAAATAACAATAGTATGCCACCTCCTCCTATTGTTCCTCCAAGAGGTTCTCCACCTGGACCAACGCAAGAAATGAAACGCAATCCACCAAGACAACGTAAACGTGTTTCCATGTCTCGTCCAGATATAGACGCAGCACGTAGTGGTATTCCAGACTTTAATGATGCTGAAAATATGGATTCAAGTTATGCAAGTGCTAGAGCAGAAATGAAAGGACCGGGCGATTTGAGAGATATTTTAGCTGGATTGAAAACTAAAACAATTAACATTAATGAAGGAAAAAAAGAAGGAAGCACAATTAGTTTACAAGAACTAGAAGAAATACAATCTACTGATTTATCTAGTAAAAATAATAAAATGGTAAAAAGCAAACGTAAGAAATCAAACCGAAATGTTGTAAATTTAGGTATATAATTTGATATACAATAATACATAGTTAACATTTATAATATATAATTAAAAATCTATAATTATATATTTATATAGATGGTATTAGGATTTTTAGTATATGAGGCAATGGATGTAGCTTATCATGTTGGTAAAATAACATATAATGGAGCATCTTTAATTTACAATTGGTATTATGATGTTAATATTTACAGTATAGATAATAAGGTTCGTACAGATGAACAGCATATTAAACAATTAGAAGACAGAGTTCAACAATTAGAAGATATGATATTAATTGGTAATTTAAAGATGAATAATAATAATCTTAGTTTAAATGATCAAGGACAATTATTATTATGTGATTCAATATAATAAAATAGTTATAATAGTATTTTATTATACTTATTTTATTATACTTATTTAAGATATATTGTATTTATTTTTTATATTTCTTTTTTTTTGTTTTTCGTTTTCGACCACGGTTTCTTTTACGACGTTTTGTTTTTTTTCCACCTTTTTGCTTCATAATACCTTCCAACTCAATTAATTCACGCTTAGCTTTTTTAATTTTATTCTCTTTCTCTCCCAATTCAACTTGTTTTTCAACTAATGTGTCTGGAGTTTCTTTAGATACTTTTATTTCTTTTATTATAGCTTTTTTTTCATCTTCCAAATCTTTAATTTCCTCTTTTTTATTTTTTATTTTTATAGATGTTTGGCGAAATGATTTTTTTACTAAGTTAGTTTCTGAATCATCTGGATCAACAAAAAACGTTTTATTACGAATATTATTAACAATAGTTCTTATTTTATCGAAACGATTTGGACAATTAAATACACCAGCATAACTATTTTTAATTTGTTCAGATAAAATAGACCCAATTTTACCAGCCAACGGTTTATTATCCCATTCTTCTTGTGTAACCATTTTAGATTGAAATAATAACAAATCAACATAAATATCTATTTCTACTTCATTTTTTTCTTTATCTATTTTCATATCAAAAAATAATCCAGATTCTCTTTTTTTTATATTAGGAGAATGTGAAATCATGTAAATATTTTGTTTATTTGGTTTTATTAATTTAGTCATATCTCTAATATTAGATTCTGGTTGATATTTGGCCAAAACGTAATCAGGGATAAATTGTGTATTTTTTTTAAGTTTTTCCAGCGTAGTATCAACAATGATGTTATTAAAATCATCTAATTCATTATTTTCATTTAAAAGTAAAACGTCGGCTGTTTCAGCATAAATGGTTTTTTCAACATATCTAAATTTTAATATTTTACTTTCGGATACATTGTCTATGGTCATTATCATATTTTCGTATCGCTGTTGGTATTGTTTCAATTCAGTTGAATCTATATAGGTTTCCAATGGTTCAAATTTAATGTTATAAATATACCGTTTTCTATCATAGTAACTTCGCCTGTCTCTATTATCTTGTTTAATTCGAATAATTTTAGCTAATAAACCATTGTTAGGATGTGATGGGTCATTGTATTTAATAATATCTCCTTCTTTTATTTTAGTGTAACGATCCACTTGAGAATATTTACTTGCTTCTGATAACTGTTGAACATTAGAAATTTTTAAAGGGAAATATTTGGAACCAGAATAATTTGTTTTATAAAACCATTTTAGTTTGTATTTTGTTTTGTTTTTTTTATTTAAAGTTATATTGTCTATTCGCTTTTTCCTAATCATCAACTTTTCTTTTTCTTCAGCATTATTGTTTTGTTTTATTTCATATCTAGAATTTTGTCGTGAATCAACTCCATATATTTTATCGTGGTCATTTTTATCTCGTTTAAATTTATCAAGACTAATTTCATTCCCATCTGTTATAACATCTATTCTTAATGTATCATACACATCATCCATTTTTCTAATAAAGTTTCCATCAACAATATGCTCTCCTGTCTCATCATCATATTTAATAGTCATATTTCCTTTTTGATCTTTACCTATTATTGTTCCTTTATACCAAATATCTTCATTATCTTTATTGTATATTTTGTTTATATAGTCATTAAATAACACATGACCTTTTTTATCATTAAGTGTAAATTTAGTATTTTCGTTATAATTACCAGGTAGATCTTTTGGTATATTATCTTCCCCATCATACCAAAGAACTAATACACGATCTCCTTTTTTTAATGCTTCATAACGCCTATTGTTTACTTCTTGGTATGTAGGTGTATTTGTAAACAAATTTTTTTCAAAATGCTTGTCCATCAAATTTAATTCTGAATCTGAATCTTCTCCCTTCCCACTGTCTACTAATACACTTTTAATAATACCGGGAATACTCTCATTATTATTAATTAATGTTATGACGTTTCCTTCTTTTAAAATATTATCACTCATAGTTATATTTTAGTTAGATTATTTAACTAAAATATAAATAAATTATAAACTAATTAAACCAGCATTTTAAATTGGTTCATTGTTTTCATCATACCAGTATCGGTTTGTTGTTTTTTTGCCTTTTTCAATAACTCTTCTGCTTTCTTTATTTCGTCAGGTGTAACTACACCATCTCCATTCAAATCCAGCACATCTTTGTATTTTCTATATTCCAATGGAATAACGCAAAATTTACTGTTTTCATTAAACAAAAATTCAGTCATTACAATAAAAATAGCAGTAAGAGCTAAAGACATTAAAATATCACGTGTTCCCATCCAAGAAATAGAAAATATTAAAATTTGTCTGGCTATATGATTTTTAAGGTATTCTTCTTGTGTTTTACTTAATTCAATAGTAATATATTTAGAACCTATATTAAGCATAATCATTACTAAACCAGCAAAAAATTTACTGTTGTTAAGTGATGCTAAATTTTCTCTTATTTTTGTAATCATCTTATTTAATATAGTTTGATAAAATGTTTTAGAAAAGTATTAATTCCATTACATATTTATAAAGTAATTAATTATTTAGGAATTTAAGCATGTTCTTGTGTAGAATCTAATGTAGAACGTTCGGCATATGTTTTAATATCTCTATCTAAATCAGTTGTATTTGTATTGGTAACTGGAATTTTTAATTTTTTTAATAATTCTGTGAATCCTGTAAATCCTTCTTTATTGTATCGTTGACATTGTTTTCTTGTTCTATGAATAACTGAAAATCCTTCTTTACCTTTTTCTAGTTCTTCTTCCTCTTCCATCTTTAATTTTTCCATATCTTTTTTTGTTAGTTCTTTATTTTCCATTCCTTCTTTATTCTCCATTTCTTCTTTGTTTTTCATTTTTTCCTTTTTTTCTTTTTCATCCATTTCTTTTTCCATTTCAGCAATCTTTTCTTGATCTGTTTTCTCTTCTTCGGATTTTTTATTACTGTAGCCTTCAACAGTGCTTTGATGTAGAAGTGTAATCATGATAACTGCTAAAATAATAGCACTAATAGGGTCAACCATTTTGTACATAACACCAATTACAATCATCCAAGATAATTTACCCATTGATGTAGAAACACTATCTGCTAAAAATTCAGGAGTTTTATAAAACAAAACAACTAATAATGATAGTAAAATCAAATTTGTATATTTTTTCATTATATATAAATAAAAACAAATAAAAAATAATCTTCTTTTTTTATAAGTATGGCAAGTCAATTAGGATTTTCTGAATTTATGTCTAATAATGATAATAATGACCAATCAAATAAAAAAAGGAGAAATAAAACTATTAAAAAGAAAGCAAAACCAAGTAAAAAGGCTGTAGAATTCCTAAATTCTATGGATAATTTTAAGAATGAAGAAGATGATGACGATAGTTTAGCAGATTTTAATCCTCCACCAAATCCAGAATTAACATCTCTCCCAAATGATAAAAAAGAAGAAGATGTTGATTCCGCTTTATCACCAGAAGCATTTAATAATATTAATGTTTCTGAAGAAAAAATTAAACAATATTATAATAACTATATTCCTTACTACGAAGAAACTACAAATGTTCCTAATATTCATGGTTCAAAGGATGACTTGATGAAAAAACTAAATTATATGATTCATTTACTTGAAGAAAACAAAGATGAAAAAACAAATACAGTAACAGAAGAATTAATTTTATATATGTTTTTAGGCGTTTTTGTTATCTTTGTAGTAGATAGTTTTGCTAAAGCAGGTAAATACACTAGATAATTACTATTTTTTGTGAGGATATAGGTTTCATTGCATAATTATATAAGTAATAATAGTATTTAGAATAATGATATGGTTGCACATTCATATTTTTTGTTAAATGGTGTGTATCTGCTATATTTTCTAAAATTAAAATTTTATATTTATCAATCGTTTTTAAATAATCAATTGCTAAATAAAACCCAAGTATAAGTTTATTTGTTTCAATATCTTTTTCATATTTTATACAAGAATAGCATTCTATTGATTTATCACTGTTATATGTAGTGTAATTATTTCTAAAAAAATAAAAGGCTTTTGGTTTCATATTTTCAATTAAAGCAAATATAAATATATGTTTTTTTTCTATTAAATATGTTAAATGTTGAAATTCATCCATGATAACGCAATCAAAATTCGATGTATAATTTTCAATATCACTTTGTAATTTAGTTTGTAAATCAAACAACATAGATGTATTGTTTTTTGTTATTAATGAAATATTTAAATGTTGTTGTGTAACAATGATTTTTTCAAAGTTATCTAACTTATAAAAATAAGCATTGTAAATAGTTAAAGGGACAAATGGTCTTGAAAATCCTTCATGTTTAAATAAAAATACACTGGTTTTTTGTTGATATCTCTCCCTAATATAGTGATTTTCTATAATTTGTCCAGCTATATTTTTACCTCTGTGATTTTTATCCACACATAAATAATCAATATATCCAAGATTTAAATTTACTTTTGACATTATCATTTGTTTATAAGCAGAAGTCATTAGTCCTATTAAATTTTTGTTTACTTTATCATAATACAAAGAAACTCTTGACGGCATACTTCTACAAATTAAATGATCTATTATATCATTATTAGTAGGAGTATATTTTTCAAATGAATCCGTCATATAATTATTTGTTAATAACCATTTCATATTTTTAATTTCATTTACAGATAATTCAGAAGCATCTTTAAAAATAATATTTTTGTTTATTTTATTGTTGAAATTTGGGAGAGATGTTTGAATAATACCCATTGGATATACCAAGTTTTTAATGTCATGATAATAAAATATAGGTTGTTTTGACCAAAAAGGATAACGAAGTTTAAAATAGATAATAAAAACAACATAAAATATTGTAATGGTTAAAAACATATATTTAATAATTAAAAAAATATCCATTATATTTTAGTGTGTAATAATTTTTGGGAGAGAAGACGAATGTAAATATAATGGATATGATAGAGGATTATATAGTATTTTATATTATTTATTACATGAGAATTATAATAATAAAAATAATAAAAGTAAAATCATAAATAATTATTCTGGTTTTTGTAAAAAGTATAAATATTGATATTCATACTGACATCCTACCATATCTATTTTTGAGTGCATAATAAAACCAACGCTTTTTGCTTTTGTTAATATATCTTTTTGAGAATCCATATACAAAACGTGTTCATTTTTTCTAGTATTTTTAGTAGCATCATCTTTAAATGTTTCATAAAAGTAAGCCTTATCGTTTTCGTTATCAGCGACATAAGCAGCTTTATACAAAAAGTCTTTAAACTTAACAACTGATTTAGTTAATCGTTCTTTAGCATATTTCTGAGCATTTACAAGTGTAAGTGGATTTGCAGAATTTAAAATTGGATCAAATTTATCACGATTTACCAAATGTATTACCAATCTACCACCTGGTTGTAACCAATCATAACAATTTTTAAAAAACTTGAGTTTGTCTTCTATACTATAAATTGTAAAATACAAGCATAAAATATGACTAGCACTATCATATTGAAAATTAGATGAATCTAAAGCATCACCTAATTTAAATTTACTATTTGGATATTCTTGTTGAGCTAATTTTACCATACTGGGAGAGATGTCTAACCCTTCTGCTTTGATACCCTTACTATTATAATGATTTACGTGATGCCCTCTACCAGAACCAATATCTATTACAGTTGATTTATCATCTATTTTTCCTGTTCTTTTTAAATGAACTACTTCATAATCATTTTTAATTTCATCATATACTAAATCATCGTAGATAGAACAGTAAAAATCATCATAAACATCATTACCTTTTTTAACTATAAAATCACTTGCTTGTTCAAAACCTTCTTTTTTATTAAAAGCAAATGTAGATATAACAAAGGCAACTATTAATAATATTAATAGTTTCTGTATCATAGGCATTTTCATGAAAAGTTTAGGGATTTTTCGTAATGTCTTAAATATTTTATTGAAAAATTTAATAAATGAACCAGTCATATATGTATTATTGGTATTTTTTTTATATGAAATGTAATTAATAATGAATGAAAACGATATTAATGATAAAAGGAGTCAAAAAGAGTTTTCTGGTATTACATTTTCTCAATTTAAAAAAACAGATGTAAAAAAACAATTGATAAATGCGATTTTATATAATAAATTAGAAGAAGCATGTTATTGGAGTGCTGAATACATATGTAGTGGCCATTTTATTGATTTGTGGGAAATAATTATATTACTGATTGGTAAACATATTCATATTGGTAATCCTAAACTCTCTATTTATTTAGAATTAAGACTTAATTTTTTTAAAGATATGCTAAATAATGGATATCTAGACAATGAAATAAAAATGAGAAACAACCAAAAAATTAGAGAACTATTTGCAGAAATAATGTGTGTTATGTGTTTGTCTAGAAAGAAAAATTCGTTTGATGTTCCCAAAATACCGAATGAAGAATACAATATATTAAGAATTTCTTACAAATTAGAAGCAGATGGTCTAGAATATGCTAAAAATAACTTTCATAAAGACGATCCAAAAGAATTGTTTATAGCGGTAAATGAATTAGCATTCAATATGAGAAGTAGTATTAAAAATATGACGAAAAGTATTTATTGGGTAGAATGGATATTAGGATTTGAATCATTGTCAAAAAGAGAAAATAATTTACTCTTTTTTGGTGCAAGAAGAGCTTATAATGTTCCCAACCAATTTCAAAAAGATATTATTTGGATTATTTGGGATTTAATTTTAGGAGAAGCAAAACGGAAAAACAAAGGCTTATTTAAAATAATAACATCCATTAATAATTTATTTTGTTTAAAATACTCTACGGGTGCTAAAAGAAAGAGAAAGTATCTAATATTTTATAGTATTGCGTTATTAACGGAACATGTTGATAATTCTGTAAAAATAATAAATAACCCCGAACTAATTGAAAAAATTAAAAAAAAAATAAATATTATTTACAAGCAAATAAAAGTTAATGAAATTAAACCTAAAACGGATTATTTATTTAATAATAGTTACAATTCAGGTAATTTAGAAAAAACAATTGAGCGTTTAGAAAAAATGAATAGTTTAACCAATTTAATTCCTAGAACCTAAAAAAAAATATATATAGGTAGTATATAATGCCTTCATACAGACCTAGATATTACAGAGCAGTTCGCGCCGATGATGGTACCACTGGTGGTAACATGAAATCCGGTATCCCTACTCGTGTTGGTAAAAACCCATACACCATGCGTTTAATTATCAATAAAGCAGACAATACATGTGGATGTTAAATAACAATTATACTATATATTATACTATATTTGTTGTAAGTTTATTTATTTTATATGACCTATTTGTATATGGAAAATACGAATAATATTAGTGATATTATAACACCTTCATTATCAAGTGGAACATCCGTATTTAATAATAATTCAATAAGTGCTCCATCGGTTCCAGTAGTTCAATCACAATCAACATGGTTTTATGTAAAGATTGTTTTTATAGTATTATTTTTAGCGTTAATGGGATTAAATATTTTTACATATTTATCAGAAGGAACCGATATATTTGGTAAATATTTAGGTATTTCTTTATTAAGAGGAGCCGAAGGCACAAAAGGTATACTTTCTACAACAAAAAAAGGAGGTGATATAGCTTTAGATGTAGCAGAAGGAACAACACGACAAATGATTGATATTCCAGAACAACAAATTAGAAAACGTTTAAATAAACCAACCGCTACTCAAAATTACAAACAATCTTCTACTCAAAATGTTAGAGCAACAAATACAGATATGGCAACAGGCAATAAATCATATTGTTATATCGGTAGTGAAAATGGAAATAGAAGATGTGTAGAAGCTTCTAAAGATGATGTTTGTGAATCAGGTAAAGTATTTCCAAGCATGCAATTATGTATTAACCCGAATTTAAGGTAACTATAAAATAAGTATAAAATAAGTATAAATAACTATAAAATAAGTATAAATAACTATAAAATAAGTATTATATAATTATTGAAATTATATAATATAAATTATGATGAAGCAACCGTATCTACTTGATTACTATATTTTGGTA